GGACCAAAGGCGGCCTCGACGGCTCGATTGGCTTCGATCAGGGGATTGCGAAGATTGCTCTTGAAGATATTCGGCCGGCCGCCCTGGATGATCCCTCGCCCGAGCTGGAGCATAGCCGCTCCGCCGGGACCCTCTGCCATAGCGGCAAATGCGGCACGTTCTGTCTCTAGCATGCCCCCGACGCCGCCAGGGATGGTCTGCATCTCGCCGCCTAGTTCACCGGGCTCGATGGCGCCAGTGATTTGGCCGGCGCGGAGAATCTGGCCTTCAGGAAATCTTTCTGATGGAGGCAGACGCACGAGCTCATACGGATTAGTGACGCCTACGGCTCGCAGGGCCCGTACTGATCGGCTAGTCAGTGATACTGGACCAAAGTTGCCAGGATCTTCATACGTAGAGGGATATCGATCGGGGTACAGTGCCGCGAGACCTGCGGCGCCTTCCGATACCACATCGCTGCCGTATGATGGCAATCCTTTGAATGCACGCGAGGCCACATTGACAGCCTTCATCAGGGAGTTGATAGTACTACCGGGGACGTACTGAGTAGTGCCACCAGCAAGCCGCAGAGGGTTAACGGGATCCTCTGGTAAACCAAACGCTACGCCGGCCTGCTTCGCGAAGCGGTTCTGGAGATAGTATGGCTCTAGGGACGCGAAGGTCTCGGCGGAGACGTTGCGCACGCCGCCCTTCCATGGCACTTGCAATCCCCTTTGGGGATAGTTGTGCAAGACGTCCTGCATCCAGGTAGCGGTATACGGGGTGGCCTCTCCTAAGCCCACGGCGGTATCCAGACCGGTGTCTCCCACCGCAGAGGTGAAAGCCTCCAGGCTGGTCATGGGCATGCCCTTGGCGGCACGGTTAGCCGTGACGGCGTAGGACCGGGCTCGCTCGAGCATGTAGAACGAGACGTACTTTCCCTTGGTGGGCTCCCACGATCTGACGGCCTCAAGGGCACCAAGGGCCAGGTTCTGTTGGGTCTCCTGAACCTGCTCGACGCCCCAGCTGGGATTCTGCCGGGCCATGACGTTGAGTGTCGGCGTCACAGAGCCCATCAATAGATCTTGTGCGGCGCCGTACGTGGTGGGCTTTGCACCCCACTCCGATAGCCATCTGCCCTGATATGGTGCAGTCAGAGCAAACCCCGCGCGGATCCCACGAGCAATCTCGTTCTGGGCCATCAATGGCAAATTACGCTGCATAGCACGAAGCTGCTCAGCGTAAGTCTGAGTGAAGTCCAGATATGGGTGATAAGGACCTTTGGGGTTAAACGGGTCTGCCATGGGGAGACCTAGGTGAAGGGGGCGGGGAGGCGTCCGCCCCCTTCGGGCTCAGGGATTTCTCCCATAAACCTCATGTGGAGCGGGTCTTGCGCAGTTCCTCCATGCCCTCGGTAATCCAATGTCGCAGATATCTTTCAAAGAACGCAGGACGTCCTAGAAGACCAAGCGACGCTGGAAAGATTTCAGTCTGAGTTGTAGCTGCATTAAGCACGAGCGAGATATATTCATTGAGAACCATGTCGTGCGCCTCACCGACAAGGATGTAGTCCTTTACATAGTTCTCAAGCTCAGCCAGGAGCCCGATTGGCTCCTCGTCTAGTTTTTTGAGTCGGTCGGCTCGCCCTTGTATGGACCCCAGGTCGGGACAATCGCGCCGATGGCCGCCCAGATCTCGCTTACAATCTCTTGCGGCATCGCACCCAAAATGGCCTCGATCTCGTCGACCGACATTCCCACTTTCACCAGAGGTTCCCCGCCATCTTCGACGGCGACATCGGCCAGCGGAATGTTTGTCCCACCAAACGTGAGGGCAATCTCTCTATGTGCTGTCTCGATCCAGGTCGGGAGCCCTGGGCGGGACGTGCCGGCGGGGCCGATAGTGATCTGAGGAGCATTGTAGAACTTCGCCATCTGCAACTCGTCACGAGATGTAGGTGGCTCGATCACCCAGTACCACTCGGGCATCTTAGCAAACTGGTACTTGACGGGCTCTAAAATTGCGTAGGCCCCGAAATTGACCTTTCTCTCAGCCATTGCTGTGCCTCCTTGGCATTGCGAGGGGCGGCGAACCGCCCCTCGTTTTCGGTGTCGAAAACTATGCGTACGATGCCTTCTGATTCACAAGTTCGACCGTGATGGGGTCACCCGTGTTGATGTTCTTCACAACACCAGTGACTGCCATAACAACCTGCCGTCCAGCACGTAGCCCGATCGGGGCCGCCGTCCACAGCACGTTGTCATCAGCAGGAGAAGCTTGGATGTCCAGCTCGTACGGATTACCCGTCGATGCTTCGATTGGGCTCTGCAGGTTCAAGGTCAGGTCGGCCTCGGCGTACATATTGGCCGTCCACGCAGCCGCTGCGCCAACGCCATCATAGACCATCTTCTTGTACAAGGTTTCATCCGCGATCTTGACATTGTACGTGAGGATCATCGAGCGCTGGTTGATGGCGAAGTCGTCAGGGGAGTACGACCCGACGATCCACTGCTCATCGAGCGGGATTGCCAGGCCAAACGCCACCGATCCGGACAGAACCTTGATCGGGGTAGCACTCGGGAGAGCAAGAGAGCTGACCGGAGCCAGGAACTGCGGACCACTATCGACCTTAGCAAGAGCACTCCAGGTTGCAGTCGAGACAGGCGTAGGAAGACCACCCTGGAACGTCACGGCGCCTTCGGCGAACCGAGCGGCGGCAAAGCTGATCGCCAGACCAGCCACGCGACAGTCCTGGAACGACTCACCCCAGAGGAAACCAGGGGCCGATCGCAGGGTGAAGTACGGGGCATCGAACTGATCCGCCGGGAGAACGAAGGTGTGGCGGTAGGCTGTATCAGCCCATCCGATACACACCGTGTCGCCCGACTGCACATACACAGGTAGGTCGACCTTGGTCACGGTCAGGAAGTGCAGAGCGCCCTCGACATAGGCATCATCATTCAGTGCGATGGTCTCGAAGAGGGGACCCTCATCGGTTGTGCCATGGATGGTGATATTCCCAGTCACGGGAAGGGGATCGCCCGCTTGAGCATGGATCTGCAGAAGGGAACCATTCACTGGATCTGGTACATCCGTAAATGGCCATGACGGGAGGGCATAGTTGGCCTGTGCGCCAATCTGGAGCCAGGTAAAGGGCAGAATCGCATCAGCATTGAGCTGAAGGCTCGCGCCAGCTTCGCCAGCGGCGGATACCTCACCAAGCGCACCCAGTAGGAACCAGCCCAGGGTTTCCGGCCGCGGGATGATATCCAGAGCCCCGCCAGAGGTCACGCCCACCTTGACCATGTCGCGGAGCATAGCGCCCCCGCCCACTTCTGGATCAAGAGGGATGACTACGTTCTGTGGCGCAAGTCCGCCGGCACGGAAGAGCAGGTACTTGAATTGTGCATCCGTTACGTTCGGCGTTCCCTTGGCCACTTGCTTCGCAATACCGATGTAGCTTCGTTCGGCAGCAGTCATTGTGATTCTCCTATTCGGGCATGACTGACGTTCGTGTCGTCAAGCACGAGAAGCGTATTTTGAGCAGGAAGTCATAACTATCAGGTGGGCCACCACCCTGGATTACGTTGATCGCCATGTCCTCAGCCTGTGGCCCACGGCTGACGTATTCGTTCCCTGACGAAGCTGACACTAGCGACTTCAGCAACGTCACCTCAATCCGGTCTGCGAGGGTCGAGACAATTACTCTCGCCTCAGATAGGGTCTCCCGAGATGTCTCGAACAGGCATCTAGCCCTGATCGAGAACCGACGGGTCCAGGTGATAGTTCCACCGATCTCGACCTCGAAGACGTCATCGTCCCACGAATGGTCCGTGACATCGGGGTCGTTCTCGTGGATCTCGACCGAAATCCTCGCCTCGTCGGGATCCATTGGGTCACCCTGTAGAGAGCCAAGAACGATTGCGCCAGCGATGGCATCGTCGTCTGGTTCTACGTTAGTGATCAATGCATCCGTCAGCAGGTCGAGGAGTTTGGCCATCACAGCATCGTGAATGCCGCTCACCTGAGCCTCCCGGATCGATACAGCTTGATCGTGCCACCGCCAAGCCTGGCTGAGATCTTCTGGTGATATGTCGCCATCAGATCGGCCACTTCGGGGCTTAGCGGATTGTCTTGACGGTCAGAGCCGGCCGTGGCCCGCAACTTGAAGCGATCCAGTGAGGCCTGCTTACTGCGCATATTCTCATAGGCCTTTGCCTTGATATACAGGCGGATCAACTCAAGATCCCTTTGGGGAACCGTGAGGGCTGTTTCTGCATCGTCCCAGTCGTCTGGGATCGAGTGCACCGCTCTGTAGGTCAGAAGCACCTCGTCGCCACTGTCGGGGGAGCCCCATAAGTAGAGGCTCCCACCGTCAATGTAAAAGAGGACTGGCCCGCTGGACACTGTCGGAAACCGAGTGCCAGGTTGAGGATTGCGCACCTCGAGATACGTATCCCGAGGGCATTCTAGGAAGACCACATCGACGAAGTCGTCTGGGAGGGCGTATGCACTCTCTTCTGCCTCAAGTACAGTCCGATCAATCCTTCGTGGGAACCACGTCGAATAGTCTCGGATGGCATCCTTGAGATAGACGAGTAGCACATCGTCCGACCACTTAGGGGTCTCGCTGGTGTCCTTGAGGTCTTCCCTCAAGTCGGCCAGCATGAGCTCCCATACGGTGTCAGGCATGGATCACTCCTAGTTGACCGATCCACCGCTGAACATGAGCTCGGTGAACTCAGGCCGGAATTGCTGGAACTTCAGGAACCCTCTCCATGCAAACCGGTTGATCATTCCGAGATCGTCGATCTTCGGAGGGATGTACACGTTCGGGCGCTCGCCGATAGCATACACAACACTCGGTCCACCATGGAAGATGGATGCGTGTAGTGCAACGCCACGGGTCACATAGTCACCACTCAGGTGCGGCTTCATCAGAGGTCGGTCGAGGGACATTGTAGTGCCGTCGATGACCTCAACGATCTTCCGCTCTTCCTGCGTACCGTCTGCCCACGAAGGAGCAAACCCACCACTGCCGTCCGCAACGTTCACGGTCTGGCTATGGATGGTGACGATCTCGCCGGCTGTGAAGCCGGTCGTGTCGGTGACAGTGATGAAGCGCGTCGAACCAGTCTGGCCCACAGAGTAGACAACGTCTACCGTGGCTGCGGCACCCTGTCCGGCCACCGTTGCACCGTCCAGGTCTGTCTGCAGATCGACCAGGCCGTAGTTCTTGAGCTCAAGGCGCCGAGTCTTGATGAAGCGCACGCCGCCCCACATGCCAACTTCGGCTGTGAACTTGCGGTTCGTGCCCATGTACTCTTGCACTTCCAACCACTTGGAGCCAGCCGCGGTACGGACGTCGTGGATGACACGCGGGGTCGTGGTGCAGACGACAGTCTGTCCTGCGCCGTCTTCGGACCCAGCAACACCAGGAACCTCACGCTCTTCCAGATGCGTGCGGATCAGCTCGGCGTAGTCGGGATCAAAGACGTCGGTGGCCAGTAGCGTGAAGCGCGCCTTGCTGTTGGCGTAAGACACATACGCCGAAGGTGCGCTCAGGAACGCATTGCGGGCCAGAATATCCAGGTAGTCTACCTGGTTCTGTCCCAGCTTGCCCTGGACCAACCCGCGTAGATCACCATTAGCCCAGTAGTTGACTAGCTCGTTGTAGTCCGAGATCTTGATCACATCACCATGAATGGTGAGCTCGATCTGTACCGAGCGGCTATCCAGGTGGGCACCAGGCAGCCAGATACCAGACTCCGACAGGGAGTTAAAGTCCGGGTCTGAATCCATAACCTCAGAATACTTGATGATCCCGGTATCCCGGGCTCGGAAGTCTTCCTTGACCGTGGTGAACGGCACGAGGATGGACTTGGTGCGAAGCGTCTCCATCAGGAGAGCTTCGTAGTACGTGCGTTGCCCTTCAGGAAGTCCCGAAGAGAAAATCGCACCGGTTTCGTATGCGTCAGGCATTGTAGTCCTCTCAAAGAATTTGGCTAAGAGAGTCTACCGCTGACTATCGTTTCTTTGCTGCGTCCGTCATCGCCCAGTTCCCGTAGGCCTCGAAGGCTTTCGCCCTATCGGGGGATCCTAGAGGAAGTGAGTTCAGGAGCTTGGTCCAGTTCTCCGATGTGATCGGCCACTCTGGAGAAGCCACTACGGACGAGAGCGCGGGCGTATGGCCAGCCAGAAGCTGAGACTCTCGCTCCTTCACGCCATCTTCTCGGAAGCGGACGAAGTCGCCCATAACGATCTTGAGAGCTTCCTTGTCGGTCATGTCTGGGATCGAACCCAGAATCAGGAGCAACTCGGGCTTCCCAAGTTCCTTAGCAACTTCGACCTTCAGCAGCTGGGCCTTCGCTTTGTTGTGTTCGGCCTCGAGCGCTGTCTTCTCTAGAATGATAGCCTGAAGGTTTTTGTCTCGCTCACCGACGGCGACTGTGACTTCGATATCCTTCTGCGCAAGTTGCGTACGAAGCTGCTCCAAGTCAGAGGTCTTCGTAGCCAGTTGTGCTTCCAGATCTCTCTTTCCAGTCGTGAGCTTTTCGATCGTCTGGACTGCGCCGGTGTACCGGGCCTGCTCCACAAAACCTGGAGGGGTCACCGTTTCCGTGCTGGACCGAGCCGCCTGCTCGGCCGCTTGTGAGGCCTGCTGGGCAGTAGCAGCTTCCGCCGCTAGTTGCTCAGGGGTCTTTGCCACATCGTCAGTCATAGTTCTCCTTGCCTCCTTGCTATTAAGCGAGCTGAGTTGCTGCTGAGGGGCCGTTGATCGACGACCCCCCAGGGCGTGTCAGTCACTTATCGGCTATGAGTATAGGATCACGTACGCCGTGTCGGTCGCTGCCCAGTCGGTGGCGCCGCCGTTGTCGATCTCGACATAGTTAATGTCGCCGGCTGCATCGATGATTGCGATGGCGCCATCCCATGCCTTGATGGCACCAGATGCTGTCACTCTGACCTGAACCTGCACCATGGTGGGCAGGAAGTCAACAGCGAACCGCATAATGCCTAGTGCTACTTCCGTCGCCGTAGGAACACGGTTAGCCTTAGCGATATTGATGGCTGCAGCCGCCGACCCGCCGGTCATTGTTACAGCAGACCAGGTGTTATCTACGCCTGCCAGGGTTTCGGTCGTCGCGAGGGCCACAACACCAACTGCGTCAGCCAGAATCAGAACTTCATTAGCACTTTCGTCAAAGGCCGTTACTGCCTCGGTGCCACTAGCATTGATCGCGGCGATAAGGGCATCTGTCGCATCGCCTGCGGCCGAATCAGCTCCGGCCGTGGTCGTACCAAGGGTGGCGGCATCGAAGATGTTCGTGCCGGCCGTGAAGGTCTCGGTCGTGGCGATAAGGTCGCCGGCCGTTCCACCATCTATGGCAGTGATCACTGCAGCATTCGCAGCAAAGTCTCCCATGACGACCTGGGTGTGTGCGACGTTATAGCCATCGGTGCCGTTGACAGCCGCTACAATTGCAGCCTGCGCAGTCGCCAGGTTTGTGCCGCGGTTTACCTCACCATCGGCATTGGCGGTGCCATTGGGGACAATCGTGTAGAGCTTCTCGCCAGCACCAACACCGATCGTGAAAGTATCACTAGCGGTCGGTTGCGTATCGACTGTCAGGGTACCCTCTGACTTGATGGTAGACGCTTCGATGTCGACCAGGATGTTAGTGCCCGTAACGGTCCCTTCGCCGGCATCAAACTCGTACACATCCGCGCCGATGGTAACAGTCTCAGTACTCTTTACTGCGGCAGACACACGCAGCACGCCCTGTGCAACATTCCCAGGGTTGCTAGGTACCGCATTCAAGGTGGCGGCATTGGCGGTAAGGCCAGCAAGCAGGCCCAGTTCCGTATCCATGCCAGACAGAGCCGTCAGCTCGTCCGCTAAGCCAGCCAGAAGTGCCAACTCGGCCTGTGCCCCCTCGAGGGCTGCGAGCTCGTCGTCCAGATTCTCCAAAGCATTGAGCTCAGCGGCGTCAAGCGTGACGAGAGTGCCAGCGCCAGCACCAAGATACAGCGCAGCGGTATGGACTTCGTCAACGTTCTTGTTGGCGCCCAGCTTCAAGATCTTGCTCGCTTCAGCTACACCCGCTGCGCCAACCTCTGCGCCGGTATTGGCTGCGACCAAGCCTGCCTCAACCTCGGGCAGAACTACATCGCGAAAGTTACGCCGTAGTGCGGCGCCGCTGAGTTGCGCGACTACCTCAGCGATCTTTGCAGCATCGAAATAGATTGCCATGGCGTTGTCCCCTCCTTGGGGGTGCCGCTACGACGCCCTGCGGCGAGCGGCATTTGAACTCAGAGTGCTGGGCGGAGCCCCAGCTGTAGCTAGCATACCACATCTGGCCGCGAATGTCAAGTGGCTGTTTCTACTCCTAGGGTGGAGCAATAGATAGGTCATCCCATCGGACGCCATCAAAGCTGCCGGCGTTATTGAAGAACCCAAACTGTGTCTCGGTTGCGAATGTAGCCACAGTCATGTCAAGCTTGGACACTTCGTTCACAAACGCCACGATGGACGATCCATCCAGATCGACCCTGATCACATCTCCGTTACCAAATACAACCGGCGCACTATCTACCATGTCCCATCCGCCTGCAACCTGACGCCACAGCAGCAATTCATTAGTCATAGAGTTGCACACTAGCAATAGATAGTTAGATGCATTCTGGAATCGTAGCACAAGACCTGCGTCGGCCAGGGCCGTGAGACCATTGACAAGCGTGGCTTGCATCGAGACATTGGCAATGCCAGCATCGACCACGGCTACTGCAGAACCACCAACAGATTCATGGAGCTGGTTACCAGTAATGATCCATGTGCCGCTAATCTCAACCCATGGGCCTCCTACTTCGGGATCGTGCCCATCCAGGGGATCATCGTCACTACCTGTGAAGGAATCCGCTACCACGATTGGATCGATATAGGTAAACCCATCCACGAGCGTATCAGACTGAGTATCCGGATTCGTCACAACAACGTCGACTGCGCCGGCCGCGTGGGCCGGTGTCACGCATGTGATCTTGATGGAGCTCACAACGACCACGTCTGTTGCGGGGTCGCCACCAAAGGTAACAGTTGCCCCGTCGACAAAGCCCGTACCGGCCAGGTCGGTAACGACCGTCGGTTCCAGATCGCCTGAGCTGGGAGTGATACTGGTCGTAACTGGTGCAGCAATGAAGGTGAAGCCACCAACCAAGGTATCCTCTTGTGAGTCTGGATTAACGATGGTAGCGTCTACGGCGCCGGCGGCATGGGTCGGGGTTACACAGGTTATTTCGATAGCGGACACAACAATCACGTCTGTGGCCGGACTGCCACCCAGGAACACCGTTGCGCCAACAGCGAAGTCGGCGCCAGCCAGGATAGCTGCCTGACCGCCCACCGCGAAGCCAGAGACAGGCAGGATACTTGTCAGCACTGGCGCATTCACAAAGGTAAAGCCGCCCACCAGTGTACCAGACTTTGTATCTGGATTTGTGACGACTACATCAGCCTCGCCACTGCCGGCCGGTGTCATACAGGTGATTTCGGTATCGGACACTACAACTACTGCCGTGGCGGGATCGCCAATGCTGACCGTAGCGCCATCTTGAAAACCGGTGCCCGTAATAGTCACAGACTGGCCGCCAACGGCAAAGCCCTCGGCTGGCTCAATGCCAGCCACCGTCGGAGGTGGAGCGCCAGAGGGACCATCCCATGACCAATGGCCCATCCGATTGGACAAATTAAATATCGGGCTCAACATGATGGTTATCTCAGGACAATATAACCTATGTGGTCGCCAGTTGCTCCCAGCACATAGAGTGTATTAAGATTGACAAGGACCATCCATGGTGTACCTTCGCCTGCTCCTATCTCAAGCCCTTGTTCGGCCTCTGGATCTGTCAAGATCTGCACCGCTGCAGCGTTGGCCGAATAGGCCTTGATGGCAAATACGTCACCAACAACGCTGTCCAATTGGACTGCTGTGTCAGTGACACAAGCCACGCTACCAATTAGTGGATTGCCTGCTAAGTCGCCCATGCTTTACTCCTGATTGTCTTCTGGTCCGCCTTGTGTGGCGGTTTTGAACAACGGTCCGAAAACTGGGTCCTGGAGCATTTCCTTGATCCGCTCGAGCTCGGATGGGCCCATGTTGAGCATCCCAAGAACTGTCGGCATCGAAGCCGCCGGCACCTTGCTCGACAAGAGCTTGACCACCCGGTCGACAATGGCCGATTGGTCCTGCGGGAGTATCGGCCAGTAGTTTGGGATCAGCGAGCCATCCCTAAGTCTGTTGGCGGCGTATACGGTGCCGTCAATAGCCTTCTGTTGGTAAATCCGACCAATGATGTCCATCATTTGGGTGAGCCCACTAGACATGTAGGCTCGACTTCGCCTGACCGTTCTGAGCAAGGGCCACATTCTGATGAGGAGAGTGGAGCCGGATCGCTGTCCACCGCCCAGATCTTCTCCAAAGGCGATAGGGGGAGACGAAACGGAGGTACGTCCCCAGTCGTAGAGGAACTTGATGTACTCGAAGGCACGTTCTGGTATAACATTCTTCGCCTCGAGGAACCCGACCTCTGGAGCGGCAGCCGCATTGACATTGCCAATGGCCTTTCCCAAATCCCACATGGCGTCTGGGGCGATCTCGAATGTCCTCTGGTCAAATGCCTTCCCGAGATTCTTTCCCCAGCGGGTGGGATGCGAGTTGTAGTTCAGGCCCTCCCCGAGATCTGCAATGCGAGCGTTGATCTCGTCCTGGATCCTCATGACGTCCTTGGTAAGCGAGTCTCCCCACCAGGACTCGGACCGGATGCGGGGTATGTACACAATGGGGACAATCTTCCATGGGTTTAGCCCTGAGAAGCCGGACATGACCTTGCCGTCCAGTTTGTTCTCGTAGGCAACGGGGGTCCACTTCTCGACCCGCTCCACGACATCCTTGTCGCCGTCGTAGCCGTAGCGCTCCTTGGCTTGTTCCTTGGTCATGACAACCCGGACGTAAGCTACCAGCAAGCGATTGGGATCTTCGGGATCCCAAATCGGATAGAAGTTGTTGAGATCGATCCGGCTGAGGCGGATGTATCCCGGGACGGCAATGTCGGCACCAACCTTGAAGGCGCAACCACCGTAGATCTCTCTATCCAGGCCCAGTTGATACCCAAGGGCGGTGAAGTTGTTCGATCTAAGCACCATCTGCAGGAGCTTGATGGCGTCAGCGGCCGGCCGATCCTCTTGAAGATCCTGACGCAGCTTGAACCTGACCAGATCCTCTTCCCACTCGCCCCATAGGGTCTCTGACATACTGTCGCATAGCGACTTAACCAGATTCAACCCCACCGGGTACATAAGTGGGACATCTTTGTTTGGCACAACCGTGGGGACCTTCTCTTCAAATACGAGACCGGTGTAGTATGAGTGATAGGTCTGGCGTAGAGACTGTTCACTCTCCCAGGCGTTGCGCTGCGAATTGGATGCTCCGCCCAGGTCCGAATAGACTGGTATGCTTAGGAGATCAGTCATAGTGGGTTACCTTGTGGACATAAGTGGCAAAGCTCTGTCGCGCTCATCGCCACAGGCAGTCTCATACGTTTAGATTGTTTGGGTAGCGGGCAAGGACTTCTCTGTCCGTGGTCGATCTCATAAGGATCGCTGTTGGCCCGCCCAAGCCGTAGGGCTGCGCATTGTCCCATACTGTAGCTAGTCTAGCACAGATCGATCGACTTGTCAATGGCATCATAGGAGCTCGTTGATGGCAAAGGATTGCTTCAGCAGAAGGGACGAAGTCGGCCCCAGCCAGCGCTTGTAGTAATCGACCTCGCCTCGACAGAAGGCTGGCCCGTGATCGTCGTCGTCCTCCATGCCATCATATGCGCTATCGACCATGATGTGAGTCATCTCGTGAGCAATCAAGCCCTCATGCATCAGACCAGAGCAGAGATCGATATATCCAATGCCATCCTCTACCCGTGCATGGCCCGACTGTCGCTTGGTGCCAGTATAAGTGAAAATCACCTCTCTGATTGAGGATCGCTTCTTCCACCAGGTTGATCGCACAACTTCATTGATTAGGCTCTGTGCCTCCTCCGGAGGGATATACCCGAGATAGCGTACCCCACTGGTTAGTTCTGCGGCATAGACCCGTGCATTGCGCGAGCGAGATATCACCAGTCTGGCCATAGGCCCTCCTACTTTTTCTTGCCGCGGTCAGCCTTTCGTGCCTTTGCGATCTTGGCTTTGATCTCGGGGTCGTTGCCGAACTTGGAGCTTGCCACGTGGCTCAGGACGGCGCTCTTGCTCACGCCCTTGCCCTTGCCACGAAGCTTGATGGCGCTCTTGGCCTGGGCCTTGGTAGCTACTGGAAATTTCTTCCCACTGCTGCCTTTAGTGCCACGCATCCCGGTTTTGGTTCTGTCTCCTGCTCGTACTTTAGCCATCGCTATTCTCCTGAGGGGTTGTGGGGATTCCAAGACCAAAACATCCACCTGAGTCGACCGGCGTCGTCACCGAGTCCGCCAAGGTCGTGCCCGTAATCACGCCCAATGCGCTCGGATCCACAGTGGGGACATCGAGTGGGATGGGGGTCTCGCATTCGCTTGTTGAGCTCGGACTGTCGTCCGCATGCTTGACATCGGTAAGTATATTGCATACATCCTCCTCTGTGTCAACGAATGCCCGGGCGAGCTGGTCAACCGACTGCTCGTACAGACGGTTCCACCATGCATATTGCTCCGGCGTCAGGTGCTGTTGTGCGTAGTCGGCCATCTCGGTTGTTTTCAGGTGTATGAGTTCGTGGACAATACACCTATCTATATCGCGAGTGTCGTCTTCGTACACGAGATCTTCCGTGAGGGCTAAGGTAGCGACATCGCCAAAGAAGCTGGCTACCCTGACGCTAGCGGCGGCATCGTCTCGATTGGCGACTGTAGCATTGATCTCCAAGGCAATATGCCAATTGGATAGATTTAATCTCTTGCGCCACTTTTGAAATATGGGATCGATCCGAGTCTCCCATTCGTGCGAGCGATGCTCGCTGCGCCTCTCGCTGGGCTCCATCGTGCCTCCTCATCGACGTCTAGGTACATTGTGCCGGGTTCTCACGCGGCGGTCGTGTCCGCGCTGGTATTTGACCTCTCTATTGACCTCGTCTGGTAGAAATCTACACAGGTGAGCAATGCCGGCCAGAGTCATCACGATATCCTGCGGCTGCCTGTTGGAAACCTTGTCGTCCTCCCGACGGTACTGGCGCACTTGGCTTAGCAGCCCCTTGATGACCGGCCATTTGATCCCGTGAGTTGTGATCATGATCGATAGAGCGTTGATCATGGCTTCCTTGTCGCGCTGGAAGTTGATACCGTTAACCAGGATCCCTTCGTTCTCGAACGCGAGTTCCTCGATTGCCTTCTGTGTCCCCGTGGAGTCGATACCCTGGATAGCTGGGTAATACGTGTCCAGAGCATACTTGAAGGAGCGTAGAAACGGCATATAAGATCCATGCCCGAATATCCAATCAAAGTAGACTACCTCCATAGGCTTGATGTCCGACCTGACCACAATCACACACGGAGCGTTTCTCTTAGGTGGATCGCCGGTCCCGGGGTCACCGAAGGCCACATATGTGCCAGTTGGGTTGCGCGGGACCTCGAAGTGCACAATGCCATACCGGTGATGATCGTCCACACGATACCCGGGCCTGGGTGGATCTCCCCTGAGGGCTACCTCGGCGGTGTCGTTCAGGTCCATCTCGGTACAGGCGTCAACATGACCTCTTGGAAAGGTCGTCATCCCGTAGTCTGGAAAGAGAGCCCTGAGCTCCACGTCGGCCATCTCCTCTGTGTAGTCCGCCTCCATCAGGGCGATCTGTTGCTGAGTTAGATGAGTGTTCTGATAGATCGTCGTTCTGAGCGATCGGTAGATGTCTAGTTGGGCGCCCATCCTGCCCTTGACCCCTTTGTAGAACCGCTCCCTCAACCATGGGGCATCGGTCGGGGAGGTCGTCACGTCCATTCTAGCCATGCGGATGGTCTGGTCGGGCCTCTTGCCTCGAAGGCGTCCGCGGAGAGTCTTCAGTGAGAGGCCCTCGTAATCCAGACCCGCCTCGTCATAGTTGAGCCGATCGTACTCCTTACCACGGATAAACCGGGCATCCTTGCCAGCCGTCCTGAAGTCCCACTCCGAGAAGTTCTTGAACTTGATCGACGGATACGGCCGAAGGGAGATATCCTCAATCAAGTGCTCGAGCCTTGGATTGCCCTCGATGTCAGACATCACCATCTCGAAGACGAGCTCTGCCTGGACCGAGGTCACGGAGGTGTTCAGCGCCCGGAAGTACGGGATGCTTAAGCAGTCGATCAGGTATGACCTGGCCACGCCCGAGGTTTTCCCACAGGCGATACCTCCTAGCCAGGTCACATTAGGGATGTCGATCTGATGGAATGCCCATTGGTCAGCAAGGGGCGTCCAATTGCAATACCACTCGCTGGCCAAGTGAAAGCCTCCATGGCTACGAATGGCCACAGGCAAGATCTGCCTGTCTGCATCCGTGAGAGTGCTCACTTCTACTCCTCGAGAAAGTCGTTGGAGCTAGTCTTCCACCCTAGAGCTTCAAGTAGCTTGGAGCCGGCGTATTCGTAGGTCAATCCGGCGATCGCCGAAGCCATGGCAGTCCAGTATATCGCTGCGCCGATGGCTGCCACGACTGGGAAGAACATCGAGGCGACGAAGAACACCCCCATGATGGCGGAGACGATAATCGCCACCTGGTTGGCCGACAACAGCTCGAACTTGTAGACTTTCAGGGTCTGGACGAACAACAGGATCCCAGCCGCCATGAAGGCGACGAGTGCCGGTACACCAGCCCCGCCAGTTCCAGTCCACAACGCAACAGCATCTTCAAAACCGATCATTGTTCACTCTCCTTGAGTTGTTTAGCAGCCCGAGCCCGGGCCCGACCCTCGGCCAGTTTAGCTAGATGTTCAGCCGACAATGTCCGCTTCACGGGAACTGCTGCAGCGACGGATACGGCCATTGCCCCTCCAACGGCAGCAATGAGCTCTTGTGCAACATCCACCGGATCATTATCAGCATCCCCCCTCTCGGCGGAACGCTCCGGATCATCCACCCCAACCGTCTGGTTTCCGATATCGAAACCATCGTCTGGTCGATCGACTGTGCCCACAGAAAGAGGTTCATCTACCCTGACCTCAACACCCACTGGCGAGGCCACGAAGCTGCCAGGCCCGTCGACTGTGACGTCCCCGAGTGTGACCTCCGAACCTGCCCCGCCGTCCACGCCATCGCCGATGAGATCGCGGATCCGATCATTACGGGGGTCATTCCAAGACTCCCACATCCGATATGGTCTATTGGAGATCCTGAAGTCGACATAGCCGTCTCCTACGAACGCTACCAGAAGATGCAAGCCGGCCGCCTGACACCACTGTTGAAGTTGAGCGAGCCGAGCCGCCGTCTCTTGGTTGAGCGTGCCTCGTGGTCGTGCGGGTGGCTCTTTACGATCTATGCCCCCAAATAGGGCTCCAAGCGACAAGCCCTCAAGTCCGACGTTTTTTCCAGCCATTACTCCCTCCGTAGATAATCTGTAATCATTTCCCTGAAGACCGCAGGCATCATTGCTTCTATTGCCGATAGCCTAATCGTCATGGACCGGGTTTTTGCCCCCTCGAAGCTGACGACTATGCCCTTGTGGTCACCAGCAAAGTGCATTGAGCAGCCCGCTTCGGTCCCTACCACATCGACGATGTCGAGTTTATCAGTGATCCACTGCTCGGGACCGTATCCATACCACTCGTATAAGATCATCTGCAGAGTAAGGTCTTCTATATCCGCCCTCTCGTGCATCTGATGATGTTTGCGACAGAGACAGATCACATTCTCGAGTACGTCTCCCCCTGTACGGCTAGATCCATAACTGCGGATGTGAGCCACATCAAAGCCAGGCACGCACCCATCCTGAGCGACTAATCCATACAGACAACACCCGTCACGCCGGCGAGCCTGCTCCTGCACGCTCTTATTGCGCTTGGTTGCCATACCAGCCACTCGTGCCATCGGGCGCATGGTCGATCTCGTACGGCAGACTCAAAACCGCTTGCTCAATCAGTCTGTCCATCTCTTCAAAGGTGAAGGACAGTCTGTTGGCCTCGGCCCACTGCGTCAGCAATAGAATAGATCTCTCTTTACGGGCGACGCCGTCGAGAAGAGTATCATCCCAGGCAGAAGCCTGCTCGAGGTATGCCACGATCGTAGCAGTGACGGTTTGGGCGAAGGCGTACCGATTGCGCTTCGAGAGCACAATCAGGTCCCTGGTGGCGGCCAGGAGAAACAGACTCAAGACGAATACGAGCAGTAGCACAGCAGTCATTTCAGCCTCCATGCAGAATATCTATGGTCCTACCCTGGTCATTCATGACATACGCCCGAGCGGGACGAAAGACCATCAACTCCTTGGTCAGAGTACTATCGTCTCGTCTCAAGACGAGGTGTATAACTACGTCATCACCTCTTTTGGGGTTCTCGGTCAGCTCCGTCGCGCTTGGGTATGGCCCAATGCATTGCGTGACCTGTGTCCAGTATTCAGGTCTTATAGCATCTCGCACCCGAAGGTGCTCTGCATGCACCGAGTCGCACTCAAAGAGATGTCCCAGATCTTTGGCCCCACTGTGACTGTTCAGTTCCACAATCTTGATGTACATATCTATCTCCTTTTCTGTCTGCCCCGTAGTATCTATCTATTAAGGACGTACTTGCTCTTATTACTTGATCTTGAACTTCCAAGCACTTCCTGACTATTATAGTTAGTGACTAGCGACTTTGTCAAGTGAATTGATCGGGAAGAGCAAGCGTCCATCGAGTAGTTCTGGAATCTGCGATGGCAGCTCGCCTCCAACACTAAAGGATCCTGGAAGACTGCCGATCGTCATGGCCCGCAGAAACATTCTCCCTACGGGGCCGAACATGAGCTGCGAGTCATCGTATGGCATGCCTAGCACGACCAGGTAAATCTTTTCCCCGCCAGGAATCATCACCCGAGTTAGGTTGCCCGTGTCGAGTAATGCGCCGTTGGCAATCCCCGGCACCACATAAACATTCCACGGCATGGCATAGTACTTGGCGATGATCTCCATGCGTTGCTTGTATCCCTCTGGACCATTGATCGTGTAGTCCCTCATGGATTTGTCGGCCTGACGACTCTCCGTCCTCGATCGAACAAAGAGATCCAGGAACGGATCGTACAGCCCCCCAAGCCCAATTCCATTCAACTCCGTCCGTAGGCTCCCAGATGCCATACCCTTAACATTGTCCCAGAAGGACGCACATGCGAGGCCGCTTCCCGCGCTACACTGCGCCGCTAAAGCCTCCACCGTTCCACTGGAGGTATGGCTCTCAACCCAGATAGACCTATTCGCTATCCACTCGTTCAGCACCGGGACGGCGTCCTGCTCACAACTGTAATACCGCCTCCCGGCCTCATTGACGATGACACAACCCTCGGGAAGAGGGACGGGAGAGCTGCAAAAGTTCCCGTCCTGGTTATGTAGCAGCTCGTGGGTTACAGTCACGAGAATGTCTCGCTCATCGTTCCACGCGGAGACGGTGATGTATCGCTCGTTGGCCATCACGTAGCTTGCGCAATCGGTTTTGCCGCCCAAGTGAAAGGAGTCTGCTGTGATGAGGGGCTGGAAGTAGATATTGGTGGGAATCTCGGGAATGCTGACCATGTTGTCGGTGACAAACACTGGAATGATGTTGACAGCCATCTCTGTGAGGTAGGGGCTATTGGTGACTAGGCCCCACTGCGTTGCGGGGTTGAACGGAGCGCTGCGACTGTACACGAGATCGCAGTCCTCGCGACCACCCGCAAATTGTGCATCACACATGGTCAGCGGGCGCGGTGCACCCGACAGCTTGTCGGCCACAACCACCACCACTGCGTCCCGCACAATAGGCCGCAGCGGGCTAAGAATGAATAAACTGAACCACGCAGTGCCCAATATTGCCCCCACAACAATGGCCGTCAGTCGCCGGACGGTCAGCCATCCCAGTATACGCAGTACCAGCCAAAACGGCAGCGCTACCACATCTAGGATGGACAGCCCCGCCACGAACCTGAGGACTCTCGGCCATAGTTTCATATGAAACTCCTTTGGGATAGCATACAGCAAAAGAGGCTGTTTGTCAAGCAATACGGCGCCTGTCCTATAAGGACTTGCCGGCGCCGTAGCGGATACATAACCCCGGAGAGGCCCAACGCGTCGCCGGGGAAGATTTTGGCGGGTCNGCCTTCCCAGCAGGAGGTGGCTGACGCTTGACTTGTCAAGGTCCCGATGCCCCTGTGGGAGCCCGGGGAGACCCTGCTGCATATCACTCTGGCCACAGCCGCGTCCGCCTATATCTGGTACCGAATGGCAAAGACCAACTCGCTCCCTACTTCCACCTTGAAAGGCCAATCGCCGCGCACTCTATTCTGAGTGGCGGGATT